TTATTCATAAAATTAAATTAATGTTTTCTATTTTTTTTGGTTTTTTTATGACTTCCGCCTCTTCTTTTTGTGTTTTTATTTTTGGTCATAGCCATTTTGCCACTTTTTTTAAGCTTACTTGCAAGTTTCATAGCATCTCCTAAACTGAAACCATTTTTATGTTTATTTTCATCATACACTTTTTTTACCATATTATTCCACTCACTTCTTCCCATTATATATTTATAGAAATATAATAATTGTTAAAAATTTAATAAAAAATTAATAAAAAATTAATAAAAATTTAATAAAAAATTGAATATATTTTCAAAAGTTACATAAATCAAATATTAAATAAAAACATATTATTAAATACAATTTATTTGTGGGGATCAGTTGTTATATAAAAATAAATCATGACTTTTACAAACGAAGATGAATCAAAAAACAATTCGAACTTTGTTTTTACGCGTTATTTATACGAAAAAGAGGAGGTGAAAATAGCATTATTAACTGCATTATTAAATAAATCTGATGCTGCTATATTTTGGGCTTATGAATTGTATTATTCTGGATTTGTAGAAGAATTAGTAGAACTACTGTGGAAAATTTATTACGATTTTTATGCTACGCTGAATCCAAAATTTGAAACGTACTTGTTATCTAAATTAAAAAATGATTTATTTGTTAAAGAAATAAAAAACGGTTCAATAAATGAAAACGAAAACAAAAAAATTATTTATATGATCATAAATGATTTTATTATCAGACCTTTCAATCTTGATGTCTTCATTTTAGAACAAATAACAAACTTAAACACAGAAAGAGATTATTTAACAAGTCTTACTAATTTTAAAAATTTTAATAGCACATTTACTACATGGCTTGATAATTATGATTATATTAATATAGCTTTGTATATTCTAAAAGATTGCGCAGATAATGAATTACACGATATAATCGTAACGTATGTAGATTATTTTAGTAACTATATACATAATTTGGATAAAGATAAGATTCTTACCAAAATGAAAAAGTTACAAAAAATACAAAACACCACCAAACAAAATATTAGAAAAATTATGGTATCAAAAATAATAGGTTATTATTCTCTTTTATGTGATTTAAAAGCAGGAAAGAATATTTACATTGTTTCTGAAAATACAGATATTGATTGCTATAAAACAATTCATAAAGAAAATGGTTATAATATTAAACCATATCAAGTATTATCTTTAGCTTGTAAATACAATATTGATGAAAACAATTATTTGAGTTTGTTTTATTTAAAACGGGATAAACTGAGTATTAAAGATGCGTATTACTATAATTGGTTATATTTTGCTTCGTTTTCGCAAATATGGAAACACCGAATAGAATCGCATGATGGTATCATTCAGCATGAGAAAAAAACAGTTGAGTTTAAAAATGATGAATGTTTTGAGTTGTTTTATGAAAAATTTAATTATGAACCAGATGAACAAAAAAAGATAATTCAGGATAAAACAATTCAACAAATACAATATGTCAGGTCATGGGTAACGTTTTATGAAGAAAATAAAAAAAATTGTATCATAGATATTGATGCAAATTATTTAAGCGATTTGATAAAAGTACAGTATTAATTAGTGTTAGCAATAAAATGTTATGGAAAAATATCTTTGAAATTAAAACATTCATACAATATTTCAAGCTCTAATGTAAAACTAAAATCCATATTATTCAGATCAATTATATCTCCGAATTTATCCAGAATTTGAATTTGAATTTTATTTATATTTACTGGACCATTATACATTCTTGTTTTCGTAAGGGGGTTATTATTATCATTTATGATAAGAGATAATTTTCCATTTGTCAATGGTATTTTTCCCAATATGTCATTTTCATTTAAACATTTATCAAAACATATTATATTTGAATTGTTATTATTATATTGATAATCTATTAACGAAAAATAAATATATTTATCTCCCGAAGCATCAAATAACCCTTCGGAAATTATTGAATCGCAAATATGTAAATATGATGACATTCTAAAACCAATTATCCACCCAAAGTTATTCAACATATTTTCATTAATATTATCAAGAAAATAGAGAGAAAAACTATAATCACTAACCCCATCAATTATCTCAAACTTTGTTTTAAAATTAATAGCATCAATTGTAAATTTAATGTATTTTAATGGGTTGTCTATTCCCGCCTCATAAAAATATGTATTATTTAAATAATACTGTAAAGTATCGTTATCATAATTTCCATCTGGGATAATTATTTCGTATGAAAACAGCTGATTATTTTTATTTATTTTTATTACAAATTTATTGTTATTTTTTTTACTTGAAAATAAATACCATGAATTAGGAATTTCGATTGATGCTAATCTTAACGATATGACATTTTTTATTTCTTTTGGAATAGTATAAGTAAAATTAGTAGGACTGCTATTATAATAATTGTCACGAAAACAGCTATTCAAATTCAAATTTTGTTGTTGTGTAATTCGTTTAATACTATTTAAATTCCCAGGAGCAATTTTATTTGGAAAAGTATTGGCTATTAAATTAGTATTATTTTTATTATTTAAATTAGGATTCGATTTTCCGATATCATAATTAGGTTCATTTAATTTTTCTTTTATTGGGGGTTTGTTATATATTGTATTAGAATATACATCTGCAACTGAGTCATATGTTTTAATATTTAAATGGGAACTTATTATTTCGCTTGTGTCATAATCTTCAAAAAAATCTATTTTTGTAACCTTTTTTTTATAACTTGAAATACTATTATTATCATCTAAAGTTAGAATTATGTTTTTTTCATACAAATTATATATACATTCTATGATTTTACACGATTTTAAATAAAATTTGTAAATATTACTGTCATATTTTGTTTTTATTATGTTTAATTTTTTGTATATTTTTTCAATATTATCTTTTATTCTATAATCGTCTTTTATATTAAATAACTGCAACAATTCGTTAAAATTATAATTATCTATATTTAAATCAACATTGCTCATTTATTATTTATATTTAAAAACATTTATTTTTTTAGAATTCAACATATAAAATAGTTGTATTAATAATTATAATTATAATTATTAATTAAATATTTAATTATAATAAAATGTCAGATTCATTATCATTAACAGGTAAAACTTCATTTAATAGTAATAATTTATGCGGAAAAAAAAATAATATAGTAACTACAAATATACCACAAGATATTAAAAATTTAAAAAAGCGAATATTAAATTTTTATTTACTACCTTTAACATCAAAAAATTGGAAAAAATTAAAAGAAAATATGTTTTTCTTGGAAAATATTAGAACAAAACTTAATTATTACTCCTCTATTTATAAATTAGATGATTTAAGTATGTATTCAGATATTTTAAAATTCTTAGATTATTTTGTTATAGAACACGATGAAGTTGAAAAATTGGAAAAACAAATATATTGTGAAAATGATAATAAAATTATTGCTTCTACGATGTACAAAACTGCTCCTATTAAATTAAAACCTGAATACGAAATATATGACTTTATTTTTGGTAAGCCGGATAGAAAACAAAGTGAAAAATATGATAACAATGCTATAACAGATATTCAAATATTATTGAAAAAAGAATATATTAATTTTGATATTATTGAAAATTTTATTACCAATAAGTATTCTATTAAACAAAATAATTAAATAATTACCAGTAATTTATATTTATTAATTTATATTTATATTTATATTTATATTTATGCCTACGCCTACGCCTCCAAACGATGACAACACCTTAACAATTGATTTTGCTGTTTTGTCTCAAGATTATACTCCTATTGTGCCTGATAAGTTAGATTCTCACATTACAGACCTTGACACTATACATATTAGTTTAGATGATTTTAAATATTTATTTTATAAAAATGCTGGACCTTTTGGGCTTACTTTAGACACTATTGGTTATACTTCGCCATATTTTAAATATATCACATTTTTACCACCATTTAGAACAATTCAAGGTAATAATTATTCTTTGTTAGAAAATATTATTTTGAATATTGAAGATGATTTAGGACTTACAAGAAATGCCTTTAGTACTACTTCTTTAATTGAGTTAGAAAAGGATATTTCCTCTAAAAAAACATTATGTGATATTCATATTAATTCTAATACTATATTGGCTGCGTTATCTTGGAAAAATATTGTTAGTATAATTAATACTGCTAACAAAACGCGTATTAATGGTCAACCGCCTTATACTTTTGTTGAATTAATTTTAAGCGTTAATTTTATTACTCCTAATCAAAAAATTTTAAAAACAGTCGTAAAATTTAGCTATCTTATAGATATAACGGTTGTTCCTCTATGTTAGAAGCCTAAGTACATAAATTTTTTTTTTTGTGAAAAATAACTTATTAGTATAATTTATAACATGTCAGATCCCACGACTCTTTGTACTTTCGGAACCACTAACGGTGTTTCTGCTAATCCTTCGCTTACGGCTGCCACCCCTGAAACAAGTATTATCTGTGCTCTTTTGTACAATTACTTTGATGATTCTTTGTTAAGCAAAGAAATTTCTTTAGATACTCTTGATAACGAATCCCCTTCCGTTGTGAATTTGAACCCTTACGTTAATGCCGCAAACGGTGTTCCTAACTGGATGCCAGCAACTATTGGTGCTGCTGGTGTCACAGGTGTTACTGGTGGTACCGGCGCACTTGGTACCGCTACTGGACCATTAGCAGTTATGGATGGTTATAATTTGTCTTTAACCAGTTTTTTGAACTTGTTTTACTCTACCAACGCTGGTTATTTTAACGTGAATTCCAGTAATTTGAATAATGCTGCCGTTTGTTTATCACAACAAACATATGCTTCGTCAAATAGTGACAACATCCAATTTTCATTGTATCAATATATCTTGAAATCTTACACTGATTCAAAGGGTATTACAGTCAATGATATTGATCCCCGTGTTAAAATTTTGTTACAAAAAGAATGCTTTGTCTATCAAAGCTTGGCACAAGTGAAAGGAACATCGATCACTTTGGCTTGGGATCAAGTTGTTAGTACTTTAGTTACTTCTGGTGCTATTATTGCATCAGCACAACCAGGCTCTGGCGATTCAGCTCTTGTGAATTTCCAAGTTGTTTTAAAATTCCATTCTCAAGTGTTGAACTACGATCTCAGTATCACTTTCAATTATTTGGTTCCTATCCCAGACTACGTCAATCCTACTGATCCTGCTGCTTTAGGTCTTCAATGAGTAGCCAATTTGTTCGCGTCGATAACTTTAATTTTAAATAACATTTCTCAAAACATGACACAAGCTGTTGTTGATTTTTTAAATTCTCTATTATATTTTTTGAATTCTCCATTGTATTCAGGTGTGAATTCTCAAAGTTCCTTTTTAAACTTCATCGATGCTGTTAATGATATAATAACAAATACGCCTGCGTTATCAAGTCTTTCTTCGTTATTACCTACAAAAGCCATAAAAGCTTCAAATAACGTGACAGAATATACAAAACAAATTATACAACAATATACTTCTATTGTAGGGTTTGAAGACTCGCAATATAGTGATCCTATTGCAGTGACCGGGTTCATCACTAATGTTACTGGTTTTATTTCCAACGAAATACCAACTATTACAGTCATTCCTATGTATATATCACTAATTAATTCATTTAGTAAAATGTATGAGTTAGCAAATAGAACTACACCACTTATTCCTGCGGCTGATACAGCCGAATCATTTTATTCTACGTATTTAAATACTATTATATTGGACACGACGTCACCAGACGTTGTTTCATTGTCTTTATTATTCTATATATTGGATCCTTATTTTAGTGATAACACTGGATTAGACTTAACAAGTGCAAGCAATATTTCAAGCTTGGCTTTAAACTATATCATACGTCTTTGTATCGAGCGCAACCTTATACAAACAAATAGTGTAACAAGCAATTATATTGATGTTATAAAGGGACTAATTTTAATTTGGTGTTACCAAGTAAATAATAATTTGACTTCTGTTACTACTATTGATGATTACATAGATTTTCTAAATTCTACAAATTTAGATATTTCTAATTCTACGTTAGGAATAATAAAAGATTTATTCACCAGTTGTTTGCCATTATCTAACATTGCTTCATATACAAGTAAAACTGTTAATAATAAAATTTCTTTATTAATAGGCATGATAATGACAATTTATGACGGAACTTCTGCGACATCTTTATCATTTGTTCATAACGGACGTAGCCCATTTGCTACATATCCCACTTCCATTCCGAAAATGAGTGATATTGAGACTTTGGTTGGAGAGTTTAATAGCGGACTATCATTAATAAATACGATATCCACAACGAATAGTACTTGGGCTAATTATCTTACTCTTGCAAGTACGCCATTTACAGAGTACTTTGCATATTTGACAAATACTTACAAGAATGCGAATAATATCCCATCTAATTACAGTTATAGCAAAACAGAACTTACTACATTACTCAATAATATTATAAAATTATTAATAACTATTAATAATACAGTAACCAGCAAAAGTACGTTTTTGGATTTATTGGGTATAAATGTTCTTACACTTGCCAGCAAACAATTGTTAGTTAATAATTTATTAATACTCAAGTATTTTACTACGATAACCGTTTTCACTATTTCTAATTCACAAATGTCGGATTTACAAGGTACATTCTTAACAACTTTCATGGATATTTGTAATAAGTTTAATGCTGAAAAATCAACCATGATTAACGTATTAGGATTATATTTTAATTATACGAGTTTTACAGATTTTACAATATCTGTTTCTGGTACAATAAAATTTAACTCTACTACAATTGGTACTCTATTAAATGGTCTTTGTACTACAATAGTTTCGTACAATCCATCCATCACTATATATACGAATGCTGAATTACAAAGTATCTTTTTAACTTTTATTTCTGTGGGT